AGAACCGCCGGCCGTTTGCATCGGCTGTAGTATCCCCAGCTTTTACCTTAAATCCAACAACATAATCATTACCCTGATCCGTAAGACCTCCGGTCACCCACGACAATGTTACCAAACTCCCAGAAGCTAACGATACGTGGGCAAGGCCGCCACCAGATGCGGGGTCTGTTGTCGGGTAGGTCGGCGTCCCGGTTTCGGCTACTTCTTCACTGCCCTGCGTTTCAAACCCGCAGAAGTTATTTAATTGCAGCGCCATTAGCGAACGTCCTCCGTCCGCGCGATTAGGCGCGTGCCGTCATGGCTCACACTGAACAGCGTGTGACGCGTCACAATGTCCTGGCCATCGAGAAACACTCGACCGCCGTACTTGTCTGTGAATTGTTGCGCTGTCCAAGTGCGCTCGGGATCGTCGAGCGGCAGGTCAGATTGAGGCACGCGATGGTCAAAAAAATCCTGCACTTTCTGACGCAGTTTCTCCAGCCGCCCCGGCGGCCAGCCATTGCCCGGAATGTCGTTGAGGTTAAAAGTAACTGTGCCGCCTTGCGCCAGCGAAGCGGTCACATCGCCCGTTGCCTCGTCTATGCGGATGCTTTGAGCGGCCATTCCGTCGCCTCAAGCGCGTAGTCGCACATTTTCATCACCTTGCCGTGATCGGCCTCGATCTGCCGCACTTGGTCGTCCGAAAGAACATCGCGCCAACCGTCCGCCCTGCCGGAGCGGAAGAAACGCTGCTGCTCGTCGGACTTCGGGTTATAGCCGACGCGATCTTCTGCCGCCTTCAAGGCATCAAAGGAAGTAAGGGTCAGGGCCTCGCGGAACCGCCCCTCGTCGATCAGCGTGCCGAAGAACCGCAGGATTTCCCGGAACCAATGCTCGGGATCGTCTAGCAAATCCTCGTAACGCACCGCCAAGCGGTGATAGGGGAGCTCGCGCAACCAAGACTTGACGTTGAACGACCAGGACGCGATCGGTTGTGTAACGCTTCCGGCCTTAGTCAAGACCCTCTCGGAGTCCCCCATATATCGAATCGCCGTATCAAGATCGACGCCGATATGGTCGGCATAGGATACGGCCACATCGCGCGGGTCTCGAACGATATAGAGGGCGCTTTCCGTCAGAGCCGGAGGAATCAGCGCCGTCCCGTCAACCGAGAGGTTGGCACAATGTGTCTTAACGTACATGGGCGAGGCCATGCGATAGAGCCACACTAGCGCCGTCGTTCGTATCCCCAGCGCCTCAACCCTCGAGAGCTCTGACAGAGCAACCGGGGAAAGCCTCTTGTAAATGCGAGGGTCTGTGTCCTGCTTATGCTCTATGGGCCGCTTGTTCATATCAAAGCGGGCTGGGTCCGCATAGGCTACCAAGAACAAGCGGACCCAGGTATTCCCCGACTTCGGATAGGATGCGACCCAGCGGAGCACTAAGATCAGGACTCCGGCATTGAAACCGTCCAGCTTGTCGCGCTAACCGTCGCGCCCGCGACAATTGTAACGGTGTTGAAATTCCAATCCGCGCCGGAAGTGCCCGCCTCGCCGTCGATGTGATCGTCGATCGGTGTGGCCCCGTCGTTCGTGGCCGAGGCCCGGACATAACCGACTGTCCCGGAGGCATCGGCCGAGGTGTCATCGGTGATCGACGCGGCTGTGGCCGTGGCCTTGCCGGTGGCGTCCGCCGCGGCGCCGAAGGCCGTTGCCGAGCATGTCAGACTGAAAAGAACCGTCCCGCTGGCCGTGGTATCCGGGTCCGCGGGCTGCGCGCCCGTACGGCCCTTCACTGTGGCCGCGCCCGTGCCCTCGTCGAGATTGTCGACAACAGCATCGCAGGCCAGGATGGCACACTCGTTCGAGATGCGAGTATTGAGCGCCCCCACCGGCAGCGGCGGCGTTCCCTCCGGGAGCGGATCAGCGACGCCGCTTCCAATGGCTCGCTCCTCGCCCTCTCCGGCATAGATCGGCCAATAGTGGCGCACCCTCTTGTGATACGTGCGCCGCGGGCCCGGGTCGATACCGAGACGCCGGGCGGCCTTGCGATACCGGATACTGTCGGGGTGCTCGACCTCGACCTCATGGAACCCCATGAAACGCGAGCCGATCTCCGTCGTCCCGATCTGGCCCTCGATGTGATCGCCATTCAAATCGACGGCCAACTTCTTGGCCAGCAAGTCCTCGAATACCTTGTGATCGCGCGGCTCCTGCACCTTGGCCCAGGCGGCATCGAATTTTGCTCGCGCCTTGCTGCCGAGGTTGTCGCGGATCGCCTCGATCAGATATTCATGGGCGTCCTTGAAGGTCATGTTGTGCAGGTCGCGCAGCACCAAGCTGGGGCCGCCGCGGAAGTTACCGGCCGGGCCCTTCACGTCCGGGCTCAACCACTGACGAGCATAGTGCTCCGCAGCCCCGTCCAACAGGGCCGTATCTAATGCACGGGGCATGTTTTTACTCCTTTAGGGGGTCACAAAGTCAGGCCGCGAGATAAGGGGCGACCCGTTCCAGCGTCCGCCGCGGTCGGCGTCACGCAATTCCTCGAGGATTTCCCAGCACTGTGCCTTCCAAGCGGCATACCGCTCATGCTTCGGCCCGATCTGATAGAGCGAACCCCACAAATAGGCGTCTGGATAAGCGGTTATAAGCCAATTCGTCGGCGCGGCGTCGGACAGGCCGGTGAACGAGTAATAATCAATTTCGACGGTATAGGTCGCATCCGGCGTCGGGGAAAAAATGATCTCGCTGCCGACGATCTTGTAGGCGCGTGGCGTATCCGTCGTCGTGCTAGGATACCATTCGTCGTTGTTGTGCGGCGATTGAACAACCAGGGTTCGCCGCGGGTTCGTATTGATCCGCAGGTTTCGCATTTCCAGAAAATCGCTCGGCAAAGCCAGGGCGGCCTCGCCGCCCGTGGTCGAGGAGGTCGATCGGCTTTCCATCTGGCGCACGCGCAGGCTCCGCGTCACCTTGGCCTCGAACAGCGTGATCAGGTCTTTCGCGCGCATGGATCGGCCAGGGTCTTCCAGCCAATTCGCAATCGCGGCCTGCAATTCTTGGTAATTGGCGATACTCATAGGTAGCCCAGCCCTTTCATGGCCGCTTCGTGGTCCCGCTCGATCCGCTTAACCTGCTTGTCGGTCAAGATGCTTTTCCATTGGCCAGAGCAACCGACGCGGAAAAACTTGCCGCCCTTGGCCTCCTTGAAGCCGTGTTCGTTCTCCTGCTTCTGCAGGTTCTCGATCTTGCAGGCCTCGACCGCCGCTGCGACCTTCTTGTGGTCCGGCTCGTAGCCCATGATCTTGAGGACTTCCGCCAGGACGGTATGCGGCTCCTGCTCGATCCACTCGTAGCGAATGCAGAGGATCGGAAAGGGAAGATCGGCCAGCCAAGAAGCGACGTGATCCGACCAAGTTGAGAGGTAATGGACAAACACCTTGCCCGGCGTCGAGGTCCGGGTTTTAGGGTCCGCCATGCACTTGATCGCCTCGTCGATCGACATTTTGTAGTGCGAGGCGTAGGAGATCGCCACGTCGCGCGGGTCGCGCACCACGTAGATGGCCGCCTTGGTCAAGCCCGGCGGGATCAGTGGGATATCCTCGATCGTGGCGTTCCAGTGATGTGTTTTGCAGACAACATTGGCGCCGGCGGCGTCCGCGAAGGCCATTTGATGCAACAGCGCCGCGGGGCGCAGGTGCGCCAAGTCCAGCGGCGTCATGTCCGCCATGTCCTTGTGCGCGACCGAATGCCAGAAATAGCTTTCCTTATCGCCCGTCGAGCCCGTTATATGGTTGATATCAACCGCGCCCGTGTCATAGGCCGCGAGCATCAGCCGAATCCAAGTGTTCCCGCTCTTGGGGTACGAGGCAAGCCAAACGATCAAAGCAGAATCTCCGAGCACTTGAGATAGCGCCAGTCCGGGTCGTTCAAGAGGGCCCGAATCTTCGGCCAGTATTCCTCGTCGCAGACATTGAGAATCCCGTACCGCTTCGCCCATTCGTACTGGACGGTCACGGGAATGCTGGCAACATGGAGCACGTCGCGGTGCCGCGTGCTCTTGCCGTAGTGGTTCGCGGCCTTCTTGTTGAGCTCAAGGATCGGCTCAACGTCCTGGGTCGTGTTGACGGTGAAAGTGCCGTCGTTGTTCCAGTGAAAGTCCGTGCGGATTCCCGCCCGGTCGATCAGGGGGCGTCCGGTCATGGCATATCCAGAAAAATGGGGGTGCCCACTGAGGAAGGCACCCCCTAGTTTCCGCAGGGAGGCGGTTAAGAGGTCGTCAGGTCCGCCACGATACCGTGGGCCGCCTCGTTCGAGACTTCCAACGTGTATTCGATGAGAATCTGACGACGTTCGGTGTCACCGGTCTTGGCGAGAGGCCAGTTTTTCATCGGCCGAAGCGTTGCCATCTTGACATACTTCGGGTCGATGAGGAGCGCCGAGCGGTCACGTTGGAAGACGTTCGGGATAACCGACAGGTTCCCGAAGTCCGAAACGTAAACGTCCGCGGCGCCAATGATGGCCGTCATGTCCTCGCCACGAACCGCGACGCGGCTGGCGGCGATGCCGGAGAACGCCGAGAAGGCCTGCTTGTTGAACGGCCCAAGCATAAGAATCTTGGGGCGCCCGCCATTGGTGTAGGCGAGGCGCATGACCGTTTTAAGCTGGGTCTCGGAGAACGCCCGCTGCGTACCATCAGTTGGCGCGGCGACGAGGCCGGTCGTGGCCGAAAAGCCACCATCGGCGCCCGAGGTCGTGCCGGTCGAGCGGTCGTCGTTCGTGGTCAGCCAGGACTCGAAGCCTGCCGACACACGGGCGGTGCCCGACGAGCCCACGGCCGAGGCCTTGTTGCTCGTCATTTGCTTCTCGACGTCACGCCGGAGCTCCAAGCCCTTCAAGAGAACCTGATACGCAAGCTCCCGGTCGCGTCCGGCCTTGTCTACAGCGTCGATCGTGCCGGTGGTACGCGCCACCTTGTCACTGATCTGCGTGTAGTTCTTGACTCGGACGGATGCGGTCGCCGCGTCCGTCGTGGCGTCGTCACCTTCGATCACTTGGTTCGTGTCGACGGCAGACGCGAGGGCCTGGGTTTGCCACTCATGCGCCGTTGCCATCGCCTTTGAACGGCCGATGTTCGAGGTGAAGGGGACCTCTGTCGGGTCGATCCGATAGATCATATCCGACAGGTCTTCCCGAAGCCCCTTGGCATCGTAGGTTTGATGCGATGAGGTTGGGAGAGCCATAAGTCAGACTCCTTTCACTCACTGTAAGAGAAGGTCGAGGGCGTCTTCCATTTCGCCCGTCTTCTCCAAGCGTTTCAGTTGGGCAGCACGTCCCTCCGCGGCGACTTGATCCTTTGCCTTCGACGTTCCCGGCTTCTGGACTTTCGGAACCTTCTTGTCGCGGGCCTTGAGCAAGGCGGCTTCCGCCCTGTCCGTCCGCATAGCCTTCTGGACAATCTTGAACTGCCACGGCTCGACCATATGCGCCAAGATGGTCTGCACTTCGTCGCTATCCGCGCCGATTTCAGCCGCCACGCTTCTGACGTAGCCGTGCATCTCGGAGATTTCCTTCCGGCCCCGCTCCGTGTCCTGCCACTCGGGGAAAGACTCGACTAGACGCTCCTCGGCTTTGGCGAGCCGCTCCCGGTGAACCTTCTCCAGCTCCATCTGCCGCTCGGCTTGGAGCTGGGCGTGTTCGGCCTGGGCCATTTGCAAGGCATACTGGCGCGCCTGCCATTGGGCGAAACGCTCCGGGTCGTCTTGCGCCATTTTTTGAACGTCGTTGACAGTCTTGATGTCGGCAAATTCCTGCGCCGTTGCCTGTTGAAGTTGGGGCAGGATTTGTTCAAGTCGCTGTTGGTATTGCTGCCGGTGATTGGAATAGGCCTCGAGCTCGGCTTCCGCCGCTTTGCGCTTTTCGGCCGCTTCCCGAAGGGCCTCGTCCACCTTGCTGTCCCGAGCTCGCTCGCGATCAACAATGATCTGTTGATGCTCGCGTGATAGCTGAGAAAAGGCTTCCCTGGCATCCTTCTTCCAATGGGCTGGCGGGTCGATCGGCGGGAGGTATTCATCCTCTGCCTCTTCGGTTTCCGCCTCTTCCGCCGGGGCGGCCTCTTCGGCCTCCTCGGGCGTCTCCTGGGATTCCACCGCCCTTTCCTCGGGGGTTTCATCCTCGTCGCTGGGCTCCGGCGCCTGGGGGGCCGCCTGGGGCGCCTTTGTCTCTACTGGGGCCTTTACCGCCGGATTTTCCGGTGCAGGTTCGGCCGGGGTCAGCAATCCGGTGGTGGCGTCGTCAAGCGAAATCGACCCGCCCTCGAGCGGGGAAGTGTTGTCAACCATTGGTGGGCTCCTGATTGTGCGCTGCGGAATGCCGCGGGCGCTAAACGACGCCGAGAATCTTCCGCCGCTCGCCCATCTTGGCGATCTCGGCAATATCTTTCTCGGCCAGCTTGCCGTCGTCGCTCACCTTCTTGAGATGCGTTCGCACCTTTCCGATGATGTTCACGGCAAGAAAGAGTTTTTCCCTGGCCTCATGGTCGGCCAGGTCCGAGGTCTTCCATGCGGTGTAATAAGCGGTTTCCAGCGCCAGGAAGGCGCTCTCTACCTCGCCCAACTCCTGCCGGGCCCGCATCCCGCGGGCGGCGGCTTCATGCAACTTGCTCGAGTTCTCGTTCACGTTTGGCCTGCAAATAGTCCAGATAGGTGCCGGTGAAAACGTAGGCGCCGTGGTGCTCGAGGCGGATTGAGGGGTCGATCCAGATTTCCCCGCCGAGCTCGCGCCAGCGCCGGCAAAAAACGTAGTCTTCGCCCCAAAGTCCGTCGGCGGATTCGTAGTCGAAATGGAAAACCCGCGAGATCGGCCCAAGTTCGGGCTTGTCGGGCGGCGGGCCCGCGGCGTAAGCCTTGTAGGCCTGCCACATTTTCTCGATGCAGGCCCGGCTTATCAGCATGAACCCCGTGCCGACCGCCTTTACGCGGATGATGCCGCGCTCGGCGTCGTACTTGGTGATTGCCGGGTCCATGACGACGCAAAACTTGCGCTTTTCCGGGTCCGGGTCTTTGGTCACGCCGACCGCCGCGATCACGTCCTTTTCGTGGGCCAGGAGCTCGAGGATCGCCTGTTTCGGCCAGCCCATGTCGTCGTCGACGAAAAGCAGGTGCGTGCAGTCCGAGGCCAGGAATTCGGCCACCAGCCGGTTGCGCGCGTGCGGCAGGATCGAACACTTGTCGAGGATTTGCAGCCGGGTATCGACGCCATGCTTTGCGGAAAACACCATGCTTTCCTGCAGGCTCGCGACATAACCGGCATCGACCTTGCCATAGATCGAGGGCGTGGCCACAAAGACGCTCAATTGCGACAGGTCGACAGCCCGCGGCGCCCCGACATTGAATTTATTGCGCACCCGCTCGCGGATTTCCCGGTATCGCTCCTCGACAAAGGCGTACCAAATCTCGCGGTCGCGGCCGTAGGCCTCGGCGTTGTAGGCGCTCTCATGCGCGGCGTCGACCTCGTAATCCCCCTTACGCGGGTTCAAGGTCTCGACGATCACATTCTTGTTAACCTGCCAGATGCCGAGTTGCGTGCCGAGCTCTTCCCAAAAATCATCGGTGAAGCAGGCCCATGTCTCCGGCAGGCAAAGAAAGCCGATCTCGCGCACCAAGTCGCCGTCTAGCACGGCCGTCTGTATCCGCGGCGGATTGTGCCAGTTATTCTCGGCGGAAACGATCATGTGCCGCTCGTTCAAGGATTGAACAAGCTGCTGGTCCCATTCCTCGGTGACGGGGTTCATGTCGTCATAGAAAAACCCGTACCAGGGCTCGTCGGGATACTTCTCGAGGAGATAGTTGCAGCCCTGCGCCCAGCCGATGTTTTCGTCGATGGTCTCCCATGTCCAGCCCTGCGGCATGAAAGAGACTGCCCGGGCATACTCGGAAACTTTGATATCCTTAACGCCCTGCAACAAGACCACTCCGGGCGTTGATACTTGGGTTTCGACGCAGCGCCGTAGGGTCTGCTCGAGCAGTTCGGGACGCTGAAACGTCGGGAGAATCCACATTTATGCGTACCACTTCCCTATTTTATCCCACGCCTCAACGATATCAGCGTGACCGATCTCGCTAAGAAATTTGCAAAGAATTTCGTCCGCCCCAACGTGGGCCACTTCAAAATCCTCCGTTTGAGCCAATTCCTCAAGCGCCGCTAAAGCCTCGTCTTTTGTCACCCTATTTTACCCCCTGCTCTGACTTCCTGATCCGCCTTCGCCATCGCAACCTGCGCTTCCAGCTTTGCCCGCATCTCGCCAATGATTGCGTCGGTATGTGCTGCCACGCCGGCGATGATCTTGTCCGTTTCGGCCTTGAGTTGCGCCTTGAATATCTCAATCTGTGCGTCCATCGTCGCTTCCTGGCGCTTCTGCTGCAGGTCCGCGACGTTCTCCTGCTGCTTCATCTGCAATTCCGCCTGCTGCTTCTGCGCCTGCAACTGTAGCTTACCCTGCACTTCCATCATCTTCGGGTCAGGCTGCTGCTGTTGCTGCTGCTCTGCGTTCGGGTCCGGCTCGGTAAAGAAGGGGTCGGCATCGCGGAAACCAGCATTTTCGACCATCTTCTTGAGTGTGTGATAAATGTTCGCCAAGGTCACGATCGGGCCATTGGCGCCGCCTTGCAACTGCACGCCCTGGATTTGTCGCTCGAGGATGCGGTCGAGGTAAATCGCCATCTGATCCCGGCTGCCGGTGCCGAGGCCGACCAGCACTTGCATATCCTTGCGCGTCTTCCACTGCCGCGGGTCGACCGTGACCCACTTGTTGCGGAGTTTTACCTTCCGCGCGTCGGTCCCGTGCTTGAGAATCAGTTCGTGAATGCCGAGGAATAGGTCTTTGATCCCGGTCTCGGCAAAGGTTCGGGCGATCAGCCGAATACGCTTATAGCCGGCCGTGGCCACCAAGTTCGCGCCCGTGGCGGTCGAGTTGAAGGGATTGAGCGAGTTGGAGTTCTGCCCCGAGTTGAAGCGGGAAACGCCCGTCCGCACTTCGCGCTGCTGGTCCATGTGCTCGAGGACCGGCAAGATATGCTGCGCGACAGGCACGGTCGGGATCGGATTGATGCCGCCCGGCGTCTTGACGCGAATGGGCGAGCCGGGCCGATTGGTCAAGATATCGTCGATCGTGTTGTCGCCGGCGAAGTCCTCGGCTACCTCGAGGCGCTGCGAGTTCATGTAGTAAATGTTATCCAGAAGATGCCGCGTCAGGGCCGTGTTGATCTTCTGAATCTCCATCACAACATCGGCAATCGCCCGGCCCCAAAAGCGGTGGGACATGAGGATCGGCGTGATGCCGGCAAAGGGCATCCGGTCGTAGGGCTCGTTATCCAGAATAGTCGAGTCCGTGCCGGCGGTCGTAACCTTGCGGAGCTCGGCAACGCCGTCACCGTCGTAGTCGACGCGAATGAAATGCTCCGTAACCTCGACCTTCTGCATGGCCCGGTTAACGTAACTGTCCTCTTTGTCCGGCCAATCGTCGACGGTCGAGCGTGCCTCTTCCTCGAGGTTCAGCACGTCCTCGCCGGCGGGCAAGTCTTCGATCACATCGCGCGGGTAGCCCTCGTCGATCAGTTCCGAGCGGGTGCGCTGGGTGACGTGGCCGCAGTAACGCGCGTCGGCGATCGACTTGGCATCCCGGGCAATCAGGAATTCCTCGGGCGGCACCGCCATGACCTGCACGCGCCCGTAGGGTTTGCGCATAATCACGGTCGCGTCGTGCAGCGTGGTCGGCTCGCCGTATTCGCCCATACCCTCGTATTCGGTATGCTCGATCAACTCGACGGTCTTTTCGGCCACAAGCAGGGCAAAGGCGTCGTCGGTCAGGTTTTGATAGGTTTCCCGGCGCTCCTCGTCGCCCTCGTCCCACCAAAACTTGACAATACCGTTCTTTTGAATAAGCGCATCCTTAATGAAAGAATGCAGCACCGTAAAACCAGGGTTCTCAGTAAAAAAGCAGTGGTTGACATAATCGGTTTCCTGTTGCGCCGCGTCCTCGTCTTCGGCCCCGATCGGTGCAAAGCGCACAACTTCGTCAGAGCCCATGAAGATTTCTAGCAGGTCCGGCATCAAGCCGTCGATAGTATCGGCAACGTCGGTCGAGATCGCCTTGGAGCGGCCCTCGCTCGTCGGCATATAGCGGTCCATATCCGACAGGTAGTAGTCCATTGCCTCCGCGCGCTGACTGGACAGGTCGGATTGCGCCGTGCCATAGGCATCGCCCATCGCCGCCAGTTTCTCGGCGTGGACAATCGCCTTGAGCGTGGTGTCGTCCATCTTAGCCAAGGGTCGGCCCCTAGAAGTAGCTCTTGTTGAAGCGGTTCTTCATCGGCTTGGTGCGCGCCTTCTTGCCGATCGCCTCGGCGTCGGTCTTGCGCTGCACGCCGGCCGTGTTCGGGCCGGTCATGGGGCGCGATCCCATCGGCTTCTGCGCGTTGACGGGCTTCTTGGCCCGCGTGCCGTGGTTCATGTCCATGTCGCTGCTTCCTTTCCGATCGAAAACCTGGACGGGCCCGCCGCTGTCGACGCGAGGCATCAGCGACCTTCCTCAACAAGCTCGACAAATTCTAAGTCATAGCGTGGGACACGCCGGCCGGTGGACGAGAGCACGTTGTCGACGCGCCCACGAATGGACGCAATCAGGCCAGCAATCATCGCGCGGTTCTCCGGCGTCGGGTCGATGGCCGCAAGCTGGTCAAGCTCGGCCTTCAATGCGTCTAAATCCGTCATTTCCATCCTTCCTTGGTCTGCCGCCACGGCGGCGCTGCAATTCTGCCTTGGCCTCGTCCAATTCTTGACGCAAAGCGGCCACGTTATGCTTGAGCTCCGCTACG